AAAAAATCTAAAAAAAGTTCTAAAAAAAGTTCTAAAAAAGGGGGTGTAGGTCTTGCTTCTATGTTAATGCCAAAGGGACTTAATCCTTTAGTTGCTACTCTTGGTCTTACTGCTCTTGCTAACGCTAAGAAAAAGAGTAAAAAAGTTGAAAAAAAATCCGTTAAGAAATCCGTTAAGAAAACTTCAAAGAAACCTGTTAAGAAACCAGAATCTAAAAAGAAGGTTGTAAGAAAGAAACCTGTTAAGAAACCAGAATCTAAAAAGAAAACTTCCAGTAAAACTGTTAAAAGAAAAGTAAAGAAAGGTGGTGATATAATGGCACTACTTTTCCCTAAAGGTTTTGAAGCAACTTTAGCTGCCGCTGGACTCGCCGCAACTGCAAAATCTTGTAAAAAAGATTGTGATAAAAAGAAATCTGTTAAGAAATCTTCAAAGAAACCTGAATCTAAAAAAAAGGTTGTAAGAAGGAAACCTTCTAAGAAATCTAAAAAGAAGTCATCTAAGAAGGGTGGTGGTTCTGATTGGTCTGTAGTTCAATACGCAAGAGGACCAAGCAATACTACTAATATGTCATCTTGTGGTTGTGCCAGTAAGGTTATGAAGAACTTTACTAAAGCACCAGAAGCATATGTTCCTAATACCAAACTTGGTTCTTGGGTTGCTCCTCAATTAACTGGAACTACTGATAAGATGTGTTAAATTTTGAAAAAAAATAATTTTAAATTTAAATAATTAATAAAAAATTCTTAAAGTATATACATAAATATATTTCAAGAATAATTTATAGATATATTTATTGATGAGTAATAATAAAAATATAAAAGAATTTAAAAAAGGAGCAAAAGTTTTTGTTATAACACCAAGTCATGGATTTGTTGAGGCAAAAATTACAAGTATAGACAAGGATAGTATTGGTATTAAATATGTAGATGAATTTATTATTGATATTTATGGAGATGATGAAATAATATATACTGGAAGTGATATTGAAAAAATTTATAAAAGTCCATCAAATAGACCATTCTACTGGATGTTTCAAAACAGAAAAGAATTTCCAGAATGGGTTACAAAGACTTTTAAACAATATAGTATTTGTGATAAAAAGCAAAAAAATAAAAAGCAAAAAAATAAAAAAGATAAGTTTGAGTTTTTACCAAGACAAAAATTTATTAGAGATTACTTATCACACGAAAGTCCTTACAGAGGATTGTTATTGTATCATGGTTTAGGAACTGGTAAAACTTGTGGTGCTGTAGCAGTTAGTGAAAATTCAAAAGACGAAAGAAATATTATAATAATGCTTCCGGCATCTTTAAAGAATAATTTTAGAGAAAAGGGAATTAAAAAGTGTGGTGATAAAAAATATTCGGAGGAAGGTGGTGATAAACTAATAGATGAAAAATATACATTTATTACTTATAATTCTTCTAATGTTGTAAAACAGATTGAAAGTTTAGGTAATTTAAATAATAAGGTTATTATTGTAGATGAAGCTCATAATTTAGCGACTATGATGGTAAATGGACTAAAAGGAATGGGGAAACAAGGGTTAGATGTATATAATCATTTATTAAATTCAAAAAATACAAAAATAGTGTTTTTAACTGGAACACCTTTGGTAAATACACCTTTTGAAATTGCTATTCTTTTTAATATTTTAAGGGGTTTGTTAGAATTTGTTGTTTTTAGAATAGACCAATATTCTGAAGACATTATTGATAATTTTACAAATACTTTATTGGAAGATGATAGAATTGGATTTGCTGAAATTAATAGACGAAATAAATCATTAGTAGTAATTTTAAAACTAAATAGTTGGGACATGGAGTTCGAACAAACAGTTAGATTTGTAGAAAATACTGCTAGAAGATATAATTTTTATGCAAATTTTGATTCAACAAAAAAAATGACATTATTTCCAGAAACAGAAGAAGATTTTGAAAAATTCTTTGTAAAAGATGATGTATTTATTAACAGAGATATGTTTCAAAGAAGAATTATTGGATTAACATCATATTTTAAGATGACAAATGAAACAAAAAAAGAATTTCCAGAAGAATTTCCAGAAAAGTTTGTAAAAGTTCCAATGAGTCCTCATCAATATGAACTTTATGAAAAAGCAAGAGAGGTTGAGAAAAAGATGGAAAGACAAGCCGCCCAGCAATTAAAGAAGAAACATACTGAAAAAGTTTCAACATTAGCAAGAATATTTTCAAGAGAATTTAGTAATTTTGTATTCCCAGATGATATTATAAGACCATTTAAAAAAATTAAATTTATTACATCAGCAATGGAAGAAAAGTTAAAGAAAGAAGGTAAAAATAAAAATGAAGGTGTAGATGAAAATGATAATAATAATAAAAATAAAGAAGAAAAAAAGTTTAATAAAGAAAAATATGAAAAAGATATACAAGAGGCATTAGATAAACTAAGTTCTAATGAAGATTATTTAAAACCTGGAAAAGATGGCTTATCAAGATATTCTCCTAAGATGGAAGCAATTTTAGAAGAAATCAATAAAGATGAAAAGGGATTAGTATTATTATATTCTGCTTATAGAACAGTAGAAGGATTAGAAATATTTTCAAGGGTTTTAAAAGCTAATGGTTATGAAAGTTTTGATATGAATAAAAAATTAGATAAGAAAAATGATTTTAAAAGATTTGCTTTTTATTCTGGAAAAGAAATTAAAACAAGAGATATAATAATAAATAATTATACGAAAGAAGAAAATAAAGAAGGAAAGATTATTAAAGTTTTATTAGCAAGTAGTGCGGCAGCTGAAGGTCTTGACTTAAAAAATATTAGAAAAGTTTTAATAATGGAACCATATTGGCATTATGTTAGAATTAAACAAGTTATAGGAAGAGCAGTAAGAAAAAAATCACATTATGATTTACCATTAAAAGATAGAACAGTTCAACCAATTATTTATATGTCTGTATTTTCTGACCTTCAAAAGGGTATTTCTAAAGAAAAGTTTTCAACAGACGAATATATTTTGAATGTTGCAAAAAGAAAATTAAATTTAAATAATAAATTTTTAGATGCTGTTAAAGAATCTGCTATTGATTGTATGTTAAACCAATGTGAAAATAGGAATAAATGTTATTCATTTAAAAATATAAAACAAAATGATTTAGCATATCTTCCAAAAATAGAAGATAATATTATTTATGGTTATAACAAGGATGGTTATCGCAAGATGGGTTATGATAAGAAAATTAAAAGAAAATTTGTAATTTCTGGGATGACAATAAATAATGAAATTGTTTATAAAAAAGATAACAAATGGGTTTTAGTTAGTGGTATTGAATTAGAAAAAAAACCAAATTTAATAAAAAATAAAAAATATGCTCTTGATTTAAATTCTTTAGAATTATTTGATTATGAAAGTGTAAAAGTAAAAGGTAAACCGGAAAAAATTGGAAAGGTAAACAGAGAAAGTAGTAAAATAGAGATGAAGGGTGGGTCTGTGTTAAAAATAACAGATGAAATACCAGAAAATCATATTGAACCAACTATTGCTATTTTTGTTGCAAGTTTGTGTCGTTTTTGTGTTATGAGACATCATATCTTTAATAATGTTTTAAATAGTCATGTAAATACACATATTATAGATTCTGATAATATTAAAACACAAAAATATAATAAAAAATTTGAGGTTAAGGGATACCCAACTATAAAATTTTTACCTAATGGTTTTAGCGGTAAAGAACATAAAAATTTTCCAGAAAATAAAGAAATAAAATTTCATACAATCTTAGAATTTTATAATGATAATATTTAATTTTTAGTAATAAATGTTTAGTAATAAGTTTTTAATAATAAGTTTTTAGTAATAAGTAATTCTAAACATAAAATTAGACTGTTTCTTTTGTTGTAATAGAAAGTATTTATTATCTGGTATAGTAAGACTACTATCTAGGTGTATTTTATTATTTTTTATATCAATAACTGTATGACCTCCTTTAAAATTAATATCATTATTATTGTTTGAGGTATAGCCACTATCATTCATTTTTACAAATCCAATTCTTGTTATTTTTTTAGGTATATATTTTCTTTGTTGTGGAAATTCTATTGTTATAAGGTCATTTTTAATTTCAATTATTTTATATTTTTTTGATATTTTTTTGTTTTTTATATATTCTATAAAAAATAAATCATTATTATTTAAATATTTGAAAACAAAAAGTTGTTTTTTATCTTCATTTTTAATATATTTTGATACTCTATTGGAGTTATTATTATTTTTATCTATAAAAAGTCTAAATGTCATAGTATTTTTTTTGTTTATTTTTAGGTCATACATAAAAACATTTGGATAAAAACCTGTTATTTCATCTGGATATAATGAATATATATAAATTTTATCACCTTTTTCAATATTATTTTTTTCAGTTATAGAAAAAGTATTTTTTATTATATTTTTAATTTCTTTTCTGTCATAAATATCTATTTTATTTCCAGTAGAATCTTTAATATCAATAGATAGATTATCTGGAAATTTTATAGGTGTTTGTCTTTCTAATATATGAGGTCTTAAAGTAATAAAATTATTTTTTTCATTTACTATTTTTAGTCTAGCAAAAGCATTATCTGGAACATAAGTTCCAATATTACTCAACCCCCAGTCTTTTATACATAACCATAAAAATGGTTCTTGTAATATAGTATTATTACTTGGTAATACAACATCCAAACATTCTATTGAAATAATTTCATTAATATTAGGTTTATTATTATTTAATATTTTTTTTTCAAAAATAATTTCATTTTCATATTTTTCATATTTTTCATATTTTTCATTTTTATTTAAAAAATTAATTGCAAATGATAAAGAAGACGAGTATATGTTAGAATTTCTCTTTAGTGAGTGAATAGTTAAATATTTTGTTTTTAAAATTTTAGGTTCATTCAAGTTTAAAGTTTTTTTAATATTAATCTTTTTATTACTTTTTATATCTGGTTTATCAATAACTTCGTTAACTTCTAATAATTTATTATCAAGACCGTCCATAAAGGTTCCTAAATTATTTTTTAAATTATTAATAGAAACCATATTTTGTGAAAAATTATTTGATAAAAAGTTATTTTCTGTAAATGGTTTAAAAACACTTTTAGTATCTGTATTTTCAATATTAGCATTAGTATCCGCTTTAGAATTTAAAGAATTATTAATAGTTTGAATTTGATTTTTATTAAGATTGGTATTTTTTTTATTAAGATTCGTATTTTTTTGATTAAGATTGGTATTTTTTTTATTAAGATTCGTATTTTTTTGATTAAGATTAGTATTTTTTTCAGATTCTATTTTGGAATCAAGATTATTTCTTATTTTTAATAGTTCATTAAGTTTATTTTCAGGATTTATATTGTTAAGAGGTATTGAATTTTTTGGAAGACTAAAGTCAATTGGGTTTGGTCTTTTTATGCCATTGCTATTTCTTTCTTCTTCCATTTCTTTGAATCTATCTTTTAAGTTTATTTCATTTTTTAATGAGAGATTATTAATTGGTTTTGGAAGATTTGTAATTTGTTTATTAGGGTGCAATAAAGGGTTTTCAATAGGTTGTATTGGTTCTCTGGAATAAAATGATTTTATTTTATCTTGACTGTTATCTATTGGTAAATTATTAAATTTTGGTTGATTAAAGTTTTGTTGAGTAAAATTTGGTTGATTAAAAGGTAGATTAGTTATTTCTGTTTGTTTTTGATTTTTATTAAACATATGTCCTGTAATTCTTTCATTTCCAAATCTTTCTATTGGGACTGGTTTTAGAGATTTTATATTATTTCTTATAGGTTTATTATTTTTTATTTTATTTGCAAGAATAGATAATACTTCTTTATTTAATCCATTTAAGAATTTTTTTCTTTCTGTTTTACTTTTTATTTCTGGAATAGTAATATTATTACAGACATTTAACATAGTGTTAAAAATATCTTCTTGTAGATTTTTTTTATCAACATTACTTCTAGGGATTGAGTTTATAGAATCTAACAATACTTCTTTCAATAAATTATAATTTTTTTTTGAGTAAAATTGTCTTTCTATTTTTGAATATTTTTCTTGATGCGAATATCTTCTTGACATTTTAATTTTATAAATTATATTTTTTATATCTATTAAGATTTTTTTTACACAATATTATAATATAAATAGTATAACAAAATGAATTTAGGTTATAGAGGAAAATTAGGTCCTCCACCAGCAATGATTACGCAATTTCAACCAAATAGACAGAATAGAAATTCTTACAAAAGTTCAGATGAGAGAAATATATTTACAAATAATCCTTATCCACAATCACTTAACGGACAAAGACCTATGCCAATATCAAACCCTACTTACGACCAATATATTGTAAAACCACCTAAATCAAATGTAACACATGGTAGAATACCAGATATTGAATTTATTAATAGTGAAGATAGAGAGGTTAAATTATATCCCGACCCATCAAAATATGTTATAAAATTAAAAGACGTTTATAAAAATGTAACATCTGTAACATTATTTAATGCTTGTATTCCAAATACCTCTTATTTGATTAATGAAAATAACAATATTTTACATATTGATTATACTGGTTGTCATCAAATAGAAATTCCAGTTGGTGATTATACAGCTAGTAAGTTAGCAACTGATTTACAAACTGCTTTACAAACACTTGACGTAAATTTTACTGTTACACTTAACACTCTTACAAATAAATTTACTATTTCAAATACAGGTTCTAGTTTTGATTTATTATTTGTTGGTTGTAGTGAATTTCATAACGACCATAAGAGAAATACTTATTTAAAGGGGTCTATTGGAAAAATTATTGGATTTCCAAAACAAAATTTTACAGATTCTGACACATATACCGCACCTAATAAATATAATTTAAGTTCTGATCCATATACCGTTTTGAGAATTCGTGAATTAGAGAATGTTAGTAGTAATTCTACTCATATAGATAGGGCATTTGCTGTTATTCCAATGACATACCCACATAATACAAAAAATTATGTTTTATCATCACATAGTGGATATACACCATATATTAAATATTTTAACCCACCTTTAGCACGATTAGACAGATTAACAATAGAATTTAAGGATTCGTGTGGTAATACTATTGATTTT